GATCCTGTTTTGTGGTATGATATATAACATTACAAAGGACTCGAAAGATCGTAACCCTGCGTATAAAAGACACCCATGTCGGGGTAGTCTAACATCCGCAGGTTTTTTAGTATCTGCGAGACAATAAAACAATAATGAACATCAAATCACTCTTAGCAGTTGCTGCGGTATCTGCTTTCTCTACACCTGTATTTGCAGGTCCATACGTTGGATTAGACACTAAGTCTATTTTCTCAGGTTCCGATTACACATCTTCAGAATTCACTGGTAAGATTGGTTGGCAGGGAACTGTTGGTGCATCTAACTACTTTATCGAAGGCGGTACATTCACAACTGCTGCTGATAATGGTGAGACAGACACTAACCTACGTGTTGCAACTGGTATCGCATTTGCAGTTACTGAGAAAGTCGGTGTAAATATCGGTGGTGAGTTGAAAACTGTTGATAACGGTGACAACAACTACGAAGTTGTATCAGGTGTGAAGTACACTTTCTAAACCATATACAACAAAACAAAGGGTTTCGTTTACACGAGACCCTTTTTTTATGCTAAATAGTAACACTTCTTTACACATGAATGTCAGAAATTCAAGATATGATTTGGATGGTAGTGATGATCATTTTTGTTACAACAGTTCCTGCTGCTCTAGTGCTATCAATCTTTTTGAGGATTTGGGGAAGAAATAATAAGCATATGTAATGTGTATCATAAATGTGTCTAATGTAAAGTTTCTTGACAAAATTTTATTTTTTATATATAATATAGTAACAAAAGTTCACATTTCTTTATGACCACTGTAACAGAATCAGGCGGACGCCAGAACATGTATCCTACTAATCCTAAACCATGGGTTGATGAGTCAATCTCATATGAAGGATACCCACAAAACGCTGAGAAAGTCAATGGTCGTTGGGCAATGATTGGTTTCATAGCACTAATAGGTGCTTATGCTACCACAGGACAGATAATACCTGGTATTTTCTAATGGATACACAACATCCTTATTGGAAATATGCCGAAAAGGTAAACGGTAGACTAGCAATGCTAGGTCTCATAATCGCCACAATAAACTATGGTTTATTTGGCACAATTATTCCACCACTATTCTAAGGTAACTAAAATGACTCCAGAAGCAGAAAGATTTAACGGTTGGGCAGCAATGCTTGGTTTCGTAGCAGCAGTAGGTGCTTACGCAACAACAGGAAACATCATTCCAGGCATCTTCTAATGTCAGACAAAGACGCTAAAAC